AAGAAAATCACAACAAACGAGAAGCTTGAAGAAATAGAAGGTCTTGATACAACTATAGATTGGAAGAATACAGGTGATAATAGTTATGATGGTGAAAAACTAAAACTACTAGTACACGATGAAAGTGGTAAGTGGGAAAGACCAGATAATATCTTAAACAACTGGAGAGTTACAAAGACATGCCTTAGACTAGGTAGTAGAATTATAGGTAAGTGCATGATGGGTTCAACATCTAACGCTTTAGACAAAGGAGGTGAAAACTTTAAAAAATTATACAATGCTTCAGACGTCACGAAAAGAAATCGTAATGGACAAACAGCGTCTGGTTTATACTCTCTTTTTATTCCAATGGAATGGAATTATGAAGGATTCATTGACCAACACGGAGTTCCAGTCTTTGATAGTCCGGACCATGATGTCTTCGATCCACAAGGAGAGTTAATAGACATAGGTGTAGTAGAAAACTGGCAGAATGAAGCTGATGGTTTAAAAGGAGATCAAGACGCTTTGAACGAATTTTATAGACAGTTCCCAAGAACTACAGAGCACGCATTTAGAGACGAGGCTTCTGGAAGTATATTTAATCTAGTTAAACTATACGAGCAAATAGATTACAACGAAGAAATGTCTAGAACACTTGGTGTTACTAGGGGTAATTTTCAGTGGATTGATGGTATTAAAGACTCTAATGTTGTATTTTATCCAGATAAAAAAGGTAGGTTTAAAATTAGTTGGGTGCCACCACAGCATATACAAAATAAAGTAGTAATAAAAAATGGTATTAAGTGGCCTGGCAATGAGCATATGGGCGCTTTTGGTTGTGATAGCTATGATATTTCAGGAACTGTGGATGGCATAGGCTCTAAAGGCGCACTTCACGGATTAACCAAGTTTTCAATGGAAGATGCTCCTGCTAATAGTTTTTTCTTAGAATATTTAGCAAGACCACAGACAGCAGAAATATTTTTTGAAGATGTTTTAATGGCTTGTGTTTTTTATGGCATGCCTATATTAGCCGAGAACAACAAGCCTCGTTTATTATATTACTTTAGAAGACGTGGGTATAGAGGTTTTAGTATGAATAGACCTGATAAAATATGGAACAAATTATCTGTTGCTGAAAAAGAAGTAGGTGGAATACCTAACTCAAGTGAAGATATAAAACAAGCTCATGCCGCTGCAATTGAGATGTATATACAAGCTCATGTTGGTATAAAGCAAGATGGATCTTTTGGAGATTGTTATTTTAACGAATTATTAAATGACTGGGCAAAATTTGATATAAACAAAAGAACAAAGCACGATGCCTCTATTAGTTCTGGTTTAGCAATTATGGCTAACAATAGGCATTTATACGCACCAAACGCTAAAGTAGAAAAACCAAAACTAAATATAAGTATTGCAAAGTACGCTAACAAAGGCAATACATCTAAATTAATCAAACAATAAATATGGCAGAGTCTGGTGTAAATAATTATTTTCCAAGCCAAGTCGTTAGTGACTTGGAGAAAATGAGCTATGAGTATGGTTTAAAAGTAGCTAAAGCTATTGAGAATGAGTGGTTTCACACAGATAGAGGAAGCACTAGATACAAAAGTAACCAAAATGATTTTCATAAATTAAGACTGTACGCTAGAGGTGAGCAATCTATACAAAAATACAAGGATGAGTTATCTATAAATGGTGATTTATCCTATCTTAATTTAGACTGGAAACCAGTGCCTATTATACCTAAGTTTGTAGATATAGTTGTTAATGGCATTGCTGAAAGAACTTATGATGTGAAAGCATATTCTCAAGATCCTTACGGTGTTGCTAAAAGAACTGATTACATGGAGTCTATTCTTTCTGACATGAGAACTAAAGAGTTAAACGATTTTGCTGCTGAAGCGTTTGGAGTTAATTTGTATGAAAATGACCCAAAAGTTTTGCCAGAAACTGAAGAAGAATTAAAACTACACATGCAGCTTAGTTACAAGCAAGCTGTTGAATTAGCTGAAGAACAAGCTATTAACACCCTGCTAGATGGTAGTAGATATGAACTGACAAAGAAAAGATTTTATTATGATTTAACAGTTTTAGGTATTGGAGCTGTTAAAACTTCTTTTAATACATCTGAAGGTGTTGTTGTTGATTATGTTGATCCCGCTGATTTAGTTTATTCTTACACTGAATCTCCATACTTTGAAGACATATACTACGTTGGAGAAGTAAAAACTATACCAGTTAACGAACTTGTTAAACAGTTTCCACATATAACACCAGAGGAATTAGAAGATATAGTTAAAAATAAAAACTACCAAGCTAATTACCAAAACAATAATCAAAATTTAAGAGAGCAAGATAATAACAAAGTTCAAGTATTGTATTTTAACTACAAAACTTATATGAACGAAGTTTACAAGGTTAAAGAAACAGGTAGTGGTGCTGACAAAATATTGCCAAAAAACGATACTTTTAATCCACCAGGAAATATGGAGGGAGGATTTGAAAAGTTACAAAGATCTATAGAGTGCTTGTATGATGGTGCTTTGATACTAGGTACAAAAAAGTTGCTTAAGTGGGAAATGGCTAAAAACATGATGAGGCCAAAAAGTGATTTTACTAAAGTTAAAATGAATTATGCTTTAGTAGCACCTAGAATGTACAAAGGTAGAATAGAGTCTTTAGTGCAACGTATCACCGGATTTGCTGACATGATACAGCTTACACATTTAAAACTACAACAAGTACTTTCACGCATGGTTCCAGATGGTGTTTATTTAGATGCTGATGGCTTGGCTGAAATAGATTTAGGTAATGGAACAAATTACAATCCTCAAGAGGCGTTGAATATGTTCTTTCAAACAGGGTCTGTTATTGGTAGGTCATTTACTTCTGAAGGAGATATGAATCCTGGCAAAGTACCTATACAAGAAATACAATCAGGTTCTGGTGGGCAAAAAATGCAAAGTTTAATACAGACTTACAACTATTACATGCAAATGATAAGGGATGTAACTGGTTTAAACGAGGCTAGAGACGGTAGTACGCCTGATAAAAACGCTTTAGTTGGTGTTCAAAAGCTAGCAGCTGCTAATTCAAATACTGCAACAAGACACATATTACAGTCTGGTTTATTTTTAACAACAGAAGTTGCAGAGTGTTTGTCGTTAAGAATATCTGACATACTAGAGTATTCCCCAACAAAAAATGCTTTTATACAGGCTATAGGTTCTCACAATGTTGCAACTTTAGATGAGATGAAAAACCTGCACTTATACGACTTTGGTATATCCATAGAGTTAATGCCTGATGATGAAGAAAAAATGATGCTTGAAAATAACATACAAATGGCTTTGCAACAACAGCTAATAGAACTTTCAGATGCTATTGATCTTAGAGAAATTAAAAATGTTAAGCTTGCTAATCAGCTTTTAAAAATACGTAGAGAGCAAAAGCTTCAAAAAGACCAAGCAATACAACAACAAAACATTCAAGCACAATCACAGGCAAATATTGAAGCTCAGCAAGCAGCTGCTCAAATGGAAATGCAAAAACAACAAGCCATGATGCAGGCGGAGGGGCAGTTAGAACAAATGAAAGCCCAATTAGATGCACAGAAACAAGCGCAAGAAGTAGAGTATAAAAAAGAACTAATGCAGTTAGAGTTTGAAATGAATATGCAGATAAAGCAAGTAGAGACTAGTGGGGTAAAAGATAAAGAAAAAGAAAAAGAAGATCGCAAGGATGAAAGAACAAAAATTCAAGCAACTCAACAAAGTGAGATGATTGATCAAAGAAATAATCAAAAACCACCTAAAAACTTTGAGTCTGCAGGTAATGATATACTAGGCGGAGGATTTGATTTAGGTTCTTTTGATCCCAGGTAAAAATTATTAACTATTATTATATTATATTATGAAAGAACAAAATAAAGATGTAGCGGAAAACGTTGCAAAAGTAGATTTGTCTCAAGGTGAAACAACTGTTGAAGACAATATTATTAAAGTAAATTTAGACAAACCACCAAAACCAAAAGAAGATGAAATTAAAGAAGATAACCCTGACAACAAGGGAGTGGTTACAGAGCCTGATAATGCCGAGTCCACAGAAAAACAAGAAGAAGTACAACCGGAAGAACAAGCACAAGAAGAAACTCCAGTATTAGAAGAAATAACTGAAGAAGAAATTAAAGACGAAGCCGAGGTATTAGCTGAAGATATTATTGATGCTGCTATAGAAAAACAAGAAGATGGCAAACCTTTACCTGAAAATTTACAAAAAGTTGTAGATTTTATGGATGAAACTGGTGGTACTTTAGAAGACTACGTAAGTCTTAATCAAGATTTCACTGGCAAAGATGACAAGGCAGTGCTGAGATCCCCC